CAAGTTCCTTATTTTCATTGAACTGTCTCACTTCTTCTGCCATTGCGTTTTCGGTGTTCTGCTGGCTTAATACGTCCTTCCATCTGCTGTAGTACATTTCATCAGCCTGCTGCTTCTTGTCAAGACGATCTGTTATTAGCTGATTCTTGTACTGGAATCCTTCTAACGCCAAGTCTAATGTTGTCTTCAATGTATTAAATGCGATCTCTGCCAGTGCTGCATTATTCTGCAGTCTCGCTTGTTCGATAGAATTGTCATAGTTAAGGACTGCTTTTGAATAGGTTTCTCTAGCAGTTGCAACTCTGTTCTGATAAGTATTGTACATACTTACCTGGGAGGATTCGCTGAAGCCTGTACCTACAAGTCCTTGATCTGCCTGCTGCTCTGCACCTACTCCGTACTGGTTAGACTTTTTCTGATAGTCTACGTATGATGCTGACTGCTCTTTTAAGTAATCCTTACCTGCCTGATCCTTTTGCTGCTTGATCTGCTTTATAGCAAAGTCAGTGTTCTGCTGTTGGACTCTCTTTTGAGTCTCCCCATAGTCTTCTGTGGCTGCAATCTTATCCTGGTAGAACTTATCCGACTGGTTTATCATGGTGCCATATGTATCGTTTATCTCCGTGATAGCAGCCTGTTTGTCCGATTCAACTTGCTTAAATCGTTCATCTTCGTAATTTATACTGTAGTTTGGTGTTGCCATACGCTCCGTTCCTTTCTACCTCTTGATGTATCCACCAATGAAACATTCTAACGTTGCTGATTCCAGCCGGAACCTTGTGTCAGAATAGAACTTTAACTGTAAATCCTTGAATTTCTTCCTCTTGATCCTACTTACGAAGTAGTCTGTGATATTTTCATACTTATTGATAAATTCCCACTCTGTTTTATCAGTCTTGACGTATACTTCAATATCGCCTGTAGCCTCTACAGTGCAACCTCTTTTATTTGTGGTCTTCTGATAGTGAGGATACTTAAACTTATCCAGTGGCGTTGTCCAGTAGCTTGTAACAGGCTTCTCGTTGTCTGTGAGAGTATATATACCGTCCTCAGTGCCTAGATATAAGATTCCGTCATATACTTTGCTGCAGACGATCTTCTTATCAAGCTCCCAATAGAACCACTCATACTCCATGTGATTCTCGTTAGTAAACATGGCTCTTGAGTCTGCCAGGTATACTTTACTACCGATAATTACGAGCAGATATCCTTCCCATTCTTCCAGGATCATATCTTCATAGCTTTCCTCTTTCAGAAGTCTTCTATCTACTAAGCTGCTTCGGTGTGCTATAACCTGCTCTGTAGTAACATCTCCGTTTATAGCTTCCATGCCTCTGTCACTAAAGAAGATAATGTCATCATTGAAGTTCACTCCTGCTCCTACGCAGCCTGTTGATATGCTTGAGTGCGTGCTAGGATATATCTTTCCGTACTCTGCATCTATCGTAGGATTGTGATAGAATACCGTGGTATTAGCCTGTGACGGCTCTTTGAATACCCATAGTGCGTTATTTCCTGCTACCATAGCCTTGACCGGAGAAAGGTCAAGTCCTTCGTTATAGTAGTCAAGGTCGCTGCAGTATGTCGGATCGTTAAGGCTACAATGCCATATGGTATTCGGATAGTCCTGATTTCCACTGAAGAATACTCTGTTATCGAATACCTGCAGCAGCGTACAGTTGTTTATCCTATTCCTATAGTCTCCCACTGTCTTCCTGTATTTAATGCTTACATTGTCCTGTCCGTCTGTGAGTGGTGCAGGTGGTTTCTCTACTGTCGCTACCAGTCCTTTTTTAGGATCAAAGTCGAATATAGTGAGTTGTTCTCCGTTTACTGTCACTATAGGCTCAAAGTCTGCATCGACATTCTGTGCATCCAGGTAGAACTCATACGACTTTCCATCTCCTATGAAAGTGTTGATTCTGTACGGACTGAGCATGTTAACGTCTTCGTATGTAGTACCACCGCCTTCAGGTTTTCTTCCGATAGAAGTTGTCGGTACGTAACCTACTACTTCTCCTATTGTTTGGCCGTCATACTGCAGATAGTTTATGCCGTCCTTGAAGTACCAAATGTTGTTGTATATAAAGCTCTGACTTCTTGCTGGGTTAAGTCCTGTATAAAGCTGCGTTCTAGCTCCATCCACTACCTTGTATAAAGTAGTTCCTGAGTGAACTAACATCATTTCGGTGTTGCCTACTTTATAAAAGAACACTCCCCAAACCTGAGTAGGGAATGTGTCAAAAGCACTCAGCTCAGGGCGTGTTCTAATACTCTCTGTTTCTTTGTAGTCCTTCCACATATTCAAGGCATCCGGACTTCTAACGAGGTTGACTTCTTCGCCTCTGAAGTCAACTCCACGGAAGGAGCTATATACTCTTGGTACGAGTGTTCCGCTTGTCATTAGATTTCAACTCCTCCCTCTACATATATGGATCCCATGTTATAACGAGGATCTAACGTCTGCTTCAGTTCCATGTATCTTGCTTCATATACCTGTCCATAGTTGTTTGATACGTCACTCTTGAGAAGATCTGCAGCTACACCGTATGGCATGATCTCAAGAACATCTGCACTCAGTTCGAACTCATAATTATCCTTTGTCTTTTCGTTGATAAGCTCAGGATATCTGAAGTAGTCGATCTCCATAGTGCCTGCTTCTAAAGCTTTTATAACGGTTCCCTGTGCTTTATCCTCATGCTCTACGCCTCTGATAACGTCGATCTGATAGACTTCATATCCACCTGCTGCAGCAATATCATCGAATCTGATCAAATCACCTTCCTGCACTTCTATTTCTACATAGTCCGGGATCTTCTTATGTCTTGCCAGTTCATATGCGACCTGGTTTATGACATCGTTTAGCTTTGTTGCTATATCCGGATCATCTGTATATTTTTCAGCGTTAGGATTAAGTTCTTCAATCAGTCCTAACACCTTCTTTTTCATTTCTGATAGAGTCATATTTCTACTCCTTTATTTATCTATAGTAAGGACACCCTTTTGAGTGTCCTTGTGGTTAGTCTGCTGAACCGATTTGGTGTTCTCCCTGTGCCGTTTGCAATATCACTTGTAATGGATAAGCAACCAAATTGACTGATGTTACAATATCGTTCCACATTCCCTCGATTATAACAATCTGCCCTTTATCATACGCATTTTTTGCGTCACTTGGTGCAGCCAACACAGTCTCTTCTTCATCCAAATATAGTTTATTATTCTTAGCATGAAAATATGTTCTAGGTATGCTAACAAACCTATCTTCTATTTTTTTAATTTGTGTAATTTCAAAGCCAGCATAACCGTTGATAGTAAGTTTTTCTATGTGTATATACGCATTCGTTGAAATTTGCTGTCTTAAAAGGAATGTTCCAGTTTCCTCAAATGTAATAGTTGTGCCTTCCAATGTTGCAGTTGCACCCACTTTAAGAGCAACACCCGCCATTGGGTTACCATTGACATCTGTAATTACAATACAACCCTCGCCTAATCCTAACGATTCTGCATCAACAACATTACCACTTGTAAATGGTTCGTCAGTATTCATATAAGAAATAGTCCCACCATTTAGTAAATCAGCAAGTGTAGGCATTGCATCAGAAACCTTGTAAAACATACCGAAAACATTATAACGCCCCTCTGTGTCCCCATCCCAAGTAAGGGTATCACTCGTTATTGTGGTCTCTCCGAACTGGTGTCCTTCAGGCAGGTATTCCATAGGTATTGGATTGATTCCAACAGCAGGATAATCTTTGATTATAAGGGAATGAGTGATTACTAGATTATCCTGGGCGAAGCTGATACCTTTTTCAAATGTATTGCCCATAAAGGTCATTCCGTCTTCAAATGCAACTACTACAAGTGGCAGTCCATTGAATGCGATAACTGCTCCTTTGGATTGACTTAAAATAGTCATGTCGCCTTCAGGATAATTCTTTGTTACTATACCGTTACCGCCTTCATTGAAGCTTACGGTACCGCCTTTTTGTATTTGTTCGAGTGTCGGCACTTCATCGCTTACTTTGTGATAGCCTCCATAGTTAACATCGTCAGAAGTTATTGTGAGGTCTTTTACTGTGTCATATAATGCGAGATCATCCCATGTACATTCAGTGGATCCTCCGCCACCTCCACTACTTCCTACATCAATACTGATGTTTCCGTTTTCGTCCGGTGCGATATTGTTGACTGTTTTAACAGATCCAATATCTTCAGGAAGACGTTCGCTAGGGATTTTCTGTGCTTCATCATACGGAAACCCTTCATAGTTATTGATAGTAAGAGAGTGTACGCAGAAATTGCTATCCTGACAGAAGTGTGTGCCTCTTGTGAATGTATTACCCATGAAGGACATACGATCTTCAAGTGCAATTATTACGAATGGATAGCCGTCAAAGGCAATGACTATGCTATCTGTTCTTTCAAGGATAGAGAAATATCCTTCGAGGAAATTCGCTGTAACAAGTTCGCCATTACTGTAATAACTGATCTTTCCACCTTTCTGCACTTCTGTAAGTACAGGAGTGTTGTCGCAGACTTTACGATAGGCATTGTAGATCACATCATCAGAAGTTATAGTGTTGCTGCCTCCTTCATAATGAATCAGTCCTACTTCTTCCCATGTATGACCGTGCTTATTATCAGCTTTACTGTCGATGGTATTTACCAAGTCCATAAAGTCTTCTTCTGTTCCGGTATAGCCTCCGTCTTTTGCATATTCGTAGGCAGTTTTGCCGACATCTCCCTGCTCGCCTTTATTGCCGTTCTTTACTGTGAAGTCTGAAGTTTCGCCATTAGTTAATGTGGCTCTCCATACGTTGCTGCCTCCATCTTCATTAGATGCAGTTATCTGTTTAAGAGACTGTATCCCTACTCCATCAGATCCCGGCTCTCCATTGTCTCCGTCTGCACCGTCAAACTCTCCGCTTTCTTTTGCCTGTGCCAGTGCAGCATTGATAGCTTCCGGCAGATCCGCTGTACCAAGTGCATCAATATTCTTTCTAGCCTGTGCCTGCTCTGCTTCTGTTGGACTCTGTGCAGTATATTTAACAGGTTTCAGATTGCCTGTGATAACTTCTCCTGCAGCATTGATAGCTGTTTCACCTTCCATCAGCGTATCTTCGCTTACTGTGGTTCCGGTAGTGTCTATCAGTGTTTCTCCGTAGTATTCCACTTTATTTACGCCCATATCGTTACGTTCCTTTCTATCCTATCTTCACTGTGATACCGCCTGCAGAGTTTTGTGCCTCTTTATACGGAACAGCCTTGACTATAACTTCACCTAAGCAGTCGTACCCTTTATTCGGAATGACTGTCTGATCTTCCTTATCAGGTATAACCTCTTTATTCTGAGGACTTGAAAAGCCTATCCCTACACTGACCTTTCCGGTAAGTGGTTCTTCTAAAACCGTCTTGCCTGCAAGTGTCTGTTCAACTATCATTCCACATCGCCTCCTTCAGGGAAGAGCTTTAATATTTTAGCTCCGTCTTCGTCATAACCTACGACTGTCTGTGGTGCTGTATCAGGATTTAATTCAACCTCATACCAATAGTCCTTTGGCTGGCTGATGATCTCACCTATCTTGGTATCTTCTTTGGATAATGGAATCTGTATTGATGTTGCTTCTGTATTTACTTTAACGTCTTTCTGCAGCAATACACATCCGCAGCCTTTTTTATCGGTTACTTTGAATCGCACTATACAGCCTTCATGAAGTGTCTGCACGTTTCCGTCCTTATCTGTAACCTCTAGCCTTATAATGCAGGCATCTCCTCTTGTCAGATAAATAGATTTATCTTCGTTGATCTGAAACATATGACCTCCTCGTTTTTTGAAAAATCCCCGAAAAAGTGAAGCTATATTTTTCGTTCTAAGCCATTTTTTCAGAGTCTTTAATATCTTTATACCTTTCATTTTTACTCTTCCTGCAGCTTAATGCCCTTTAACGCTGCCAGGTCTTCTGCTGCCTGCTCTATCCTTGTCTTTGGATATGGTGGCAGGTAATATCCTCTTTCCGGATCGAACATCAGGATATCTCCCTCATTCAGTGTGATAGAGATATGACTTTTACTCTTATATGAGTTAAAGCCGTTAGTGCCCTCTTCATCCATGATCATGTCTAACTTCAGATCCTTGATCACCTGCTCCACCTTGTCATTCTTGAAAGTGGTCTCAGTATCTTTCGTTACCTGAATACCTTTCTTTAAGTCCAAGCTTGGCTGATCTACGAATAATTCAAATTTCATTTTCTTTCTCCTTCCGGTCTTGTTCAGTGGTACTGCCCCACTAGATTTCTTTTAACAAGATATAAAAAGGGGAAGATTAAACTCCCCCTATTTTGTTGCACGGACTACTTACCTTTTCCTTCAGGATCCAGTTTTTCTTCCTCTTCGACAGATCCGACAACGGTTACGAAGTCAGGGTTTATAGCCTTGACTTCCATAACTCTTTCGTCTGTCATTTCTTCTCTGTCTCCTGCTTTATGCAGTTTTCCGGTGTAGACATCCTTAAAGTCTACGTTGACTAAAACTAACTTTTTACCCATGTTGTACCTCCTTTAGGCAGTTGCTACCATAGGGATTTTTACGCAAACGAGCTGGTTCTGATCGATGATCTTAGCTCCGTATGTATCCAGTCCTCTGATGTAGTCGGAGAATCTCTTTTCCATTCTTCCTGCTTCTACTTCGTTGATCTGTCCTGCGAATGCGATAGCATGCTTGGATCTTACGATAGCGTATGTATTTGTACCATCGTTGTAGATGTTGTTAGTAGACTTAACTTCGTAGTTATCGAACATACCAACTACACCTCTCTTGATGAGTTCATCGTTGTTTGTCTTCAGGTCGATCAGTTCGTCTTTAAACAGTGCATAGTCTGCAGGGGAGATTTCGATAACTCCGGAATCGTCGAAGTTGTTCTCTCTCAGCTTAACGATTGCACCTGTCAGAGCTGTTCTGATAGCTGCCTTAGTCTTGTTGGTAGCTGTTACGATGTTAGTAGCACCTTCCTTATAAGTGGTGTTCTTAGCTTCTTCGTCTGCAGTAGACTGTGCCTTACCTGCAACGAGCTTTCCGATGAACTTTTCTCTTGCCAGTGCGAGACCCTTAACAGCCTTTTCCTGATACTTTTCAGGAAGTCCTGGTACGGACTGTGCCTTATCTACGTCCTTTACTTCAAATGCGAAGTACTTCTGAACGTCGATTGTTAAGAGCTGGCTCTTATCGGACATTTCTTCGATAGTGATATCTTTTCCTGTGTAGTTTCCGATGGATGGATCTCCTACTCCCAGGATCTTAACTGTCTGAGCGTACTTACAGTCGCCTTCGTACTTTCTAGTACAGTCTTTAACTAACTTACACTTTTCTTCCAGGTCGTCCTGGATCTTCTTAGACCATATCGTCTGAATAAAATGAGTTACTGCCATTTCTTATCATCCTTTCCTATCTACCAATAGGAGAGTTATTTAGTCCAGCGTTGCATAGACCTTTCTAAGGCTTTGACTAAAGCAGGGTTCTTATCAAGATCCTCCCTAGTGAATTTCATTGCCTCTTCATAAGAGTAATAGTCTTTCACTGCTGCTTCTTCTGTCTTGGTGCCTTTCATGCTTCCTATTGGCTCTATTTTCGCTTTTGGTTTGAATTTCAAGAACATTTCGTACTGTTCTTTTACTGACAGATTAGGGTTGAGATTCTTCTGAAACTCTATGAAGTCACTGTCATTGAGTGCTTCCGGTTTAACGCCTATCTTTGCCAGTTCGCTCTTCTCTGTCTCTGTCTGCCTGTACTTGGCAAGCTGATTAAAGAGAAGGCTTTCTCTAGGAGTCATTTTCTCCTTATTTGCCAGGCGATCCACTTCTTCGATCACTTCGTCAAGTCCTAACTCGATGATCTTCTGTGCTTCGTTGGCTGCTAATACTTTCAGATCTTCTTCACTGTACTGTGGAGCCAGGTTCTCAGGGATATCTACGCCTTGCTCTGCGTAAAACTCTCTCATTTTCTGAGTAGCTTCCGTGATATTAGAAGTTCTCAGACCTGTGTTCAGTACCATCTCAGCTTCCTTGTATGATGCAAGTTCTCTTTCAAACTCACGTCTCATCTTAGCTTTCTGCCGACCTACTTTCTTAGCTACGATCTCGTCTACCTGTTCTTTGGTAAACGTTTCTTCGACTGTTTCTTCCGTCTCTACGACTTCTTCGGTATCAGTCATACCATCGACTATTTCTTCTGTAGTCTGCCCTTCTACATTTTCAGTCTGTTCGACAAGTTCTCTTTCGTTTAACATATGAACCTCCTATTTTTTCGGTTGTGTTTGCTTCACAAATCCATACAGTTTAATGTCTTAAATGCTTGGACTTTTGGGGTTGCGGTAGGACTCGAACCTACGACCACACTACGGCTCTAACCAACTGAGCTACGCAACCATATTTCGAGTAGCTGTCTTACACCAACCTGCTACTCATAAACCTCTACAGCGAAGGGGAGTTCTGTAGTGTGCTATATATCAGATCATCCAGTAAGCACGACAAGGGGATGATGTGATACCTTATTCAACGATATACCAGTCATCAGCCAGCATATCTGTCTGAGATGCCAACCACGGAACGATACCGTTATAGTTCGTTTTGATTGCTAAATATGGATACAAAGTTCCTACCATGTTAGGTGTCTCAGAAACCTTATACTGATCATTGAGATAAGGATTGATATGGAAGATGTACTGATCTTTAGCATTCCAGTTCTGCCTAGCAACCTTCAGACCTCTCTTGAGCATTCTGATTGCATCTTCAAAACCGAATGTGGCCACACCGCCAAGCTGCGGGCAGTTTCCTTCATCTGCGACAATCCAATCTTCTGATGCTACATTGAGAGTCGTATACTCAACTCTCTGTGTTTCTCTGATGTCGAGTTCTTCGCCATCCTTCGTATGTATGATTATTGTTTCTTTGTTTGGATCCCAAAACCAATAACCACCCCATGTAGGCAGCTTCACTTTCTGCCCTGCTTTCATCAGCTTTAATGCTTCACTAAATTTCATGTTTCCTCCTTATTCTTCTACAACTTCGATAGCTGTTTCATCGTCTCCGTATTCTTCGTCATCGTCTTCCGGCTCTTCTTCCATGTCTTCTTCGAGTTCCGGCTCTGCCATGCTCTGTGCTTCCATGAGCTGACTAGCCTGTGTATCCGGATCTTCCATCAGGAATTGTCCTGCCTGCTGTTGCATTATCTTCGCCTGAGCATCCATCATGGCGATCTTCTGCTGTTCTTCCTCCATGCTCTCAACGATTTTCTCAAGTGTCTGTTTCGGCATTACCGAATCAGGTGGTAGTGCTTCTACATATCTCTTGAGCTCCGGAAGTCTCTGTACACTGAACATGCCTTGCATGAGCATATTCTCTATGGAAAGCTCTTGAGCGTACTTATCAAATGCACCTTTAGGCGTTACGTCTACCTTTACGCTTGCCTGAAGCTCCTGTAATGCTGTCTGTGGTATATCTACAAGCTCTACTACTTCTTCTCCTGTTGTTGGATCCGTTGTAATGTCTTCGAGCTTGATGCCGTCCTGAGAGTATACAGTCCACATATCGAGCATGATCCTAGCGACATCCTCTACTACTGCCTTGAATCCTTCCTTCTGCTCTGTCATTGGAGCCTGAGAAGCCTGCTGTACTGCAAGGATCGCTCTTCCGGATGCCTGCTCTGCATCGACCTGTCCTGTTGCTACGTCTCCTGCACCTGCTAAGTCTCTTGTTACGTTTATAAGATCTTCCTGTAACTGCTTAACATCAGGTGACATCTGAGCAGGATGTAATGTGCCTATGACCTTGTTTACATCTTCTACGCCCTGTCCTGAAGTTTTAATCAGTCCTCCTACCTTCGTCATAGCACTAGGATTCTGCACCTTGCTTACATCTACGATCTTAGTAGGATATGCCTGCAGCTTTACTGTCAGGACTCTTCTCATTTCTGTCTTATTTACTTCTATCTGATTCGGAATGAGATATCTTACTTCACCTTCGCCTCTTGCGGATCCCTCTCTCTCTTCCCAATTAAAATGAGCTACCGGATAGAGTGTAAGTCCACTGTCAGTATCTTTCTTGATGTCTAGCCACTTAGTAGCGACTGCAAAGTGTACTGTACCGTTCTCCTTATACATCTTGGTGATTACAGTACACATATCGTCCAGTTCATACTTAGCTGCTTCTCCGGACTCTTCGAAGGTGTCATTGTCTCCTATGATCTTCTCTGTCTCTTCTTCGCTTACGCCTGCAGCTAATGCCATTTCTATAACATTAGATACCGGCATACGCTTTCTGATCAGGATATACGGCTGATCCTGGATCTCCTCATCGTTTTCATTGCCGTAATAGATATCATTCTTCTTGATTCTCTCTGCAACAGGATCCTGAAGTCCTTCGTCCCAGTTCATGTAGATAATGCCTTCATCGTTGATGGCTGCATCTTTGGTGATCTTTCTACCTAGAACGTCCATGCTGTCACGTTCCCACACCCTTGCAGCTCTCCTGTTCAGCATTTCACATATCTTCTCGGCCTGTTTCCTAAACTCCTTGTTCTCGAAGTTCTGACTTGAGTAGTTGATAGCATATAAGTTATCGTGTACTACTCCTACCTTGTAACGGACAATAGGCTTGATGAAGTTCTTCTGTACCGGCTCTACGTCTCCGAGCTTTGCCTTATCCCACTGATTACCGTTATACATCCGATAGTTTCTGTCTGTATCGGTGTATACTCCCATCATTCTGTGATAGTTTCTGCCCTTTTCGTAAAGCTCCCATATCTCCGTTTTTCTAATCTCTTCGATGTTCATGCCCATACATTAACTCCTTATTGGTACGTCTTTCTGCTTTGCTCCTGTTCCATCGTAGTTCTCGATGTTCTCCATGATTATTTCTAATCGTTCTACTTCCTTCTTTTCCTCTTCACGGTCTTTATGTTCCCTGTAAGCCTGCAGGGGATTCGGCAAATTGATAACCTTATAAGGCTGTGCCTCTTCTTTATTAGTTGCAGCCTGCTTTGTCATACGCCCCATAATGAAGCCTGCTACTATAAACACCAGGTATATAATTGCTTCTGTCATGTTCCCTCCTAAATAACTACGATATCTTCTCCATAGTCGTACTGTACCTCGTTGTCTCTTTCTACGTTGAAATGGTGTTGAGGTGGTACTGTTATCTCTTCCTGATCGAATACTACTTGCTCCCTTATGTGGTGAGTTATAGCAAGTCCCATCATGTCGTCATCGTGAAGTCCTTCCGGAGCTTCTATCTTGCCTTTCTCATTCTTTACAATGGTGAGCAGTTCTTCTAACGTTTCCTTATCGTTTATGGTATCGACTTCTTCTCTAACTATCTGTATAAGCCTTGATATGATCGTTGGTCTTGTCAGTGTAGTTGTCTTGAAGCCGAACCTCTTCTCAGTCTTACCTGTGAAGTTATCCAGTACTTCTCTTACGTACTGATTTGGATATCCTAATCTCTGCAGCTCCCTGATAGGGTAGGTGTCAAAGTTAGTCTCTATTCCTATGAGTGCGTACTTGTAATACACTCCTAAGCAGTACATCTGCATAACGTACTGATCCGGATCAAATCTATGTTTCAGTTTTGCTACTTGTACGCCTGTCTTTGCATCTACTACATGACCCGTAAAGTAGTCGCTGCCTTCTCCTGCTGTATCTCCACCTAGACAGTACTTTGTGATCTCCGGTGAGTTCGGAACCTGGTAGATCTTTATATATCCGTTTCTATCGCTTACCCACTTGATATTAGATATCCTGGATCCGTCATAGTCATATGTGAAGTAACCTGTCTTGATAGGCTTTGGTACGTTCTCTATACGTGCCAGCAGCTTTTCAGTATCAAATACTGTCTGACCGGATAACAGGAAGGCTTCTCTAGGACTGCATGGATATTCCTGCTGTATGAGTCTTTTATCGATATAGCCTTCATACTTCTTGTAGTACCAATACAGTTGCTCTAGCTCTAATCCTTTATCGTCTCGTAGCCATCTGAGACGTTCCCATATCCAGTCTGTCTTATCGTCTATGTTCTTGTTAAACTCCTGTCGTGTATCGTCAGGAGGAAAATTCAATCTATATTCCTTTGTTTTCCACCACTCATAGAAGCAGTTGATATGGACTCCGCTATCCCACATCTTCTGATAGTCATTGAATCCATTTGCTGTACTTTCGTATATCTTTATACAGTTCTTCGTAAATGCTTCTCCAAGTGCTGCCTGTATAAACGCTATTCCATCCTTCCAAAACGCACACTCTGAACCATGAAAGAAGTTTACTGTCCTAGATCGTCCTACGTCCTTTGTGGCTGTATCTACCGCCCAGGAAGAGTTGATCTTCTCGAACAGTAATTGTTTTCTGTTGTTAAACTTCTCTGTTGGCTTTAATGAGTTCGGAAGCTGCGAGTATGGAAACTTCGCTTTGTTCTGAAATATCGCCTCTGAGTTGTCACTCTTATCTGCCAGGGTAAATCCCTGAAAGTTTTTATTTACTATGCAATAGGCTGTCTGATATGCAGTGATCAGTGTCGTAAATCCCTGCTGTCTGCCCTTTAGTACTAATAATGAGATATCTGTCCTTAGTCCTTCGTTAAACTCCTCTATGGCTCTGTTGAGCGTGTCTATGAAGTCCTTCTGAACATCATTTAGAAAGAACGGCATTGTCTTCTGTTCTTTATCGACTACTACGAAAACAAGCTCTATAAGTTTCTCCGGGTTAGCTCTAACTTCTGCCAGTAGGTTAGGATCCTTTATGATCTCTGCTGCTACTGCATCCCTAAACTGCACATCGTATTCTATGCTCTGCTTTTCTTCCCACTTCTTACTACGCTGCTCTATTAGGTAGTCTGCGGTGTAGCTCATAGAAGATCCTCAAGCTTTGGCTGTATATTTACGTCTCCCTGCAGCTTCGTTACATACTCCCCGGACATCTTGTTCAATGTATCTAATGCCTTTAGCTTTATATCTAGCTTGGAAGGTTTCCTGATTATGATCTCTATCTGTTCTCCTGTCTCCGGATCTGTCTCAGTCATAGAAAACTCTTCCTTGATATCTCCGCTCACAACTCTTGAAAGCCACTCCATACGCTCTTCTGCTGTCATGATCGCCTTAATATCTTGTCTTGTTTTTAAGAGTTCCTGTAATTCTTCGTACCTTTGCCTTATCTTTGGCATTGCGAACAACTTACTTGCCTTAGCATCTATAGTGGAATCTTTCTGACCGACACAGCTAAAAGCCTTTTTGTATGCCTCTCTTTGAGTCATTCCGCTTATTAAATTCACCACAAATTCTTCTTGATTTGCGGTTAGCTTTACCTTTGCCTCTTGCTTTGCCATTTCAGTTCCTCCTCGAAGCGATTGTATAATAAAAAAACTCTTGTAAACTCTTAGAATTTTGACCGCTGCATTTGTGCTTCGCTTCCTGGATCCGCTGCATTTATGATTTTAGGCAATAAAAAAGACACCGTTTATACGATGTCTTCTTGATTTATGCTCTTATAACTCCGATACAGGTTCCCATACACTTTATATTGTCCATTCTTATGAACTCCATATCACTTAACTGCATACAGTGGCTTTTTAGTGTATAGCCTTTGTCGTGCTCTATGTATTTTCTAAAATATATGATGTTACCATCGAAAAACATTCCTGATTCACCGCTATTAGGGTATCGGTTTTCTAGTAATATCTTATCACCCTTGCAGTATGTTGGTGCCATTCTGTTAGTGTTGCATTCTATAGCAAGGTATGCTTTAGGTTCAATAGTGTTTATATACTCTATCATACCGCTGCCATATCTCATGCCATCTTCTACAACCCCTATAGGTATGATACAAGGTATCAGATATTTATTTTCCGCTTCTCTTTCATGCTTGGTTAGATCTGCTTCAAATCTAGCAACAAACTCTATCATGGCTTTACCATGCTGGCTGCTTCTTCTGTGGTTCATTATTAGGGTTTCTTCTTCTTTGGTATATAGTCTTTCACCTGCTAAACGATTCACAGACACCTTTAATACTCTTGATATAGCAAGTAAGGTATCAGCCTTTGGGTTCTGTACTCTTCCATAGTACAAATTACGTACTGTTTCATGTGGTACGCCTGACAGTTCAGCCAGTTCTTCATGAGACATTTTGTTCTTCTCTAGTAGGTATTTTAGTTCTTTTTGTATCATCTTCCTTACTGTGTCATTGATGACATAACTTAACATAAAATTAACCAAAAAAATGTTACCAAAGATATAGAATTTTGTCAATAATCTGATTATTATATTTTCAATAAATCAAGGGGAGGATTTATATATGAAAGAGAGTATCGAACATGACATTCAGAATTTATTATTTGATATGGGAATACCTACTCATCTGTTAGGCTTTTTATATCTTTCTTACGCCTTAATACTGGTGCTCAGTGACTTCGAATATGTCACAAAGACATCTAAGAGGCTGTACGTTGATGTTGCAGCAAGGTATAGAACAGAGCCACAGTCTGTAGAACGGTGTATTAGACACGCTATCGCTATTACTTTTACTAGAGATAGAAATGAGTTTATGTGTGAGTTATTTAGTACATATAATAAAACACCTTCACCATCACAATTTATTTCCAGGATCTATTTTTATATGATCAACAACGAAAAAGAGGCATAACGCCTCTTTTTCTATTGACCCAAATTATGAAGTTATATAGTGTGCTTTCAACAAATGTGAAAAATAAGTAAAGAGTATCCTCCTTTCTATTTTTAGAATAAAAATAACTTGTACATCATGATGTCTTATCTATACCGAGCATGATTTTTATTACGTCTACACTCGGATAAGATTCTTTTTCTATGTAGTTCTTTACTGTATCTACACGTGCCTGTAATGTTATGAAGTTATCATATTCAACTCTTAATATGTTTATTTCATTCGGATCCGCTACAGGTATGCAGTCTAAGTTTATGCTATTCGCCAGGTTATCCAATGCTTATATCTCCTTTCTTCGCTCTCTCTGCTTTCTCTTTCTCTAATTTGTTTTCTAACTTCTTGAAGATAGATTTGTATTTCTGATATTCTGTTTTCTTACTCATGCTCTATACCTCACTAAGGTCTATTCCTTCTATTACTGCTCTCATTTCTAACATATGCAGGTAATTACCCATGATAGCCTGTTGTTCTTTGAGGATCCATTCCGGGCAGTCGTGCTTTGGCATTTCTACGACTGTTTTAGGACTCTCTTCCCACGGATCGATAGGTCTACGAACTGCCTGAGCAGCTTCGATCTTAGTGTTGAAGGCTTTCAGCTTTTCGTACCTGTCTTTAAGCTGCCAGTATTCAGCCTTGAATCTTTCCCTGTAATCTTCACTCTGCATCATTTTGATAATTTTGTTCATGTCCATTCTTTTTTCCTCCTTTTGTGTTACATTGTAGCGACTGCCACACGCTCCAGGATTACACCTTATACAGGCACATCCTGTAATTTCGCATATATCTTTCACCCTCTACTCCTTCCTATATGGGATATCCTAGATCCTTATATACTCTTTCTTCTCCGGTGGTCTGATCTCTTATAATGAGACTTGAATCTGATGTTGCTGATATGGTTACTTTGTTTTTTATCAGCAGTACGTCAAGATCTACTATTGCTTCATCGATTTTGGATATGAAGTCTGTTGTGTTATGAGTTTCTAATGTCTTTTTAGGCTCACATCCTGTACCGCTGCAGGTCTCGTAGTTTATACACCGTCTACACATTATTTCTATTGCTTCGTTAGGTGACATTTCTATTTTTCCTCCTTGCTATCTGAGTATATTTCATTCCACTTATCTGCAGCCTTTACTGCTTTATCTTTGACTTTATCAAATACCCATATAGAGAAGGCTATGGAGGCTGCTACTGCAAATATGGCCAGTACAACACTAAGGCTCCACAGGTCTTTTGCTATCCAAAACTTTATGTATTCCATTTATTCCTCCTCCTTGTACGGTTCAGGTAATGGCATCCATGCGATAACATTATTTATTACTGCCGAACCACTTTCAAAATATGGCTTGTTAGATAATATAATGTAATGTGCAACAGTCATGTCTCCGTTCTTGTTTTGAACCAAGTATTGTTTGAGCTTCGGATATGCAACTTCGTAAAGGTCTTCTGCTTCAGGCAACCTTTCACTGCATGGAATCCACTGACTTATCAGTTGTGCATCTGGCATAGGGCAATCCTTATAAAAATGATCCTGTGCCGTACCCTCATCCTTACAGCCCCTACTGCATTTATGTTTCTGCCAGTTATAGTAGCCACAATCACCGCAACAAGTTATTCCTTTCATTACTTTCATTCCTTGTCTCCTTCCAACTCCTTCAGCATCTTTGCACCACAATTCGGACAGTAGTTATATATTATCGGTGCTGCTGTTGCTTCACTAGGAAATTTGCAGTTTGAACATACCCATTTCTTTTACATCTTTTTCTGTTGTCAATCTAACCATTTCACACCTCACACTCTCTTAATGTGTTTCCTTAAACACTCATTACACGATAGCTCTCGATTTCTTTCCGCAGGACAGGAGTGATAAGTTTTACCCAAAAAGCATTTATGTGTACTTACGTCAAAATAGGTTGATGCCATTTCGATAAGTCTTTCATAGCAAACCTTTGTGCACTTTATTTCTATCACTCTGTACCGCCTTTCACTATCTCGATGGCTCTCGCTATACCGTTATTAAATCCCATACGTAATGTTTTTCCGTTTCTTCGAGTTGTATCTATCGGCTTGTATTCAGCTTTCAACTGATCCACGATCTTGTCAGGATCGTAGGCTGTTGGTTGACTTTCTATCCACTTTACAAAGTCATCATTGCCAATACAGTCTCCGCAACAAGCACTACGACAATGGTCGCACATATCGTTTATGTTCAACTTATCAGCATCAATCAGTCTCATTACTTACACCGCCTTTCTGCCTTGCATTATGTATAGCTTGCAAACATAAATCGCAAATATCAAACTCGTCTACAACAGGTTTTTCAGCTAGCCACCAATGGCCTCCTCTTGTTTTGGTGTATCTGTGTATTTCCGCAAAATAGCCTTCTCTTATTAACTGTTCTTGTGTTTTATGGCATATATCACATGATACAGTTTTCATCACTTACACCTTCTTTCAGTATCTCGATGGCTTCAAGTAAAGCCTCTCTGCGAGTATCAACGAAAATATCTGCCTCATAAGTAATTGAGTTAAAGTCGTTTATTTCTTTAACCTTAGCTTCCAACCGCTGCAGCTTTCCTTCCAGGTCATAAGCTGTCGGCACATCTGCGATAGACATTCTGCCAAGTGTTCTATTGGATCTTCCGGATCTTACTAGGTGCCATCCGTCCTTGATCAGTTGATCTGCATCTATTAGTCTCACTTTTACCTCCTATAGCTTATCTAACGGACACGGTCTCATATCCTCATCATCATCGAGCTTCTTATCACATTCTTCTGTATATTTACAGTAGTTCAAGCAGAAGTCGTTTTTTATTTCCTCTAATGTTTCGATTACTGTCATTCTGCCCTCCTCCTAGATTTTCTCTTATACTCCGTACAGTCCTGTACCGGGCATGGTCTTCTTGATCCGGTCTTTTCGTAATAGTCACAGATATGTATGGCTCCCATCTTTCCTCCGTATGTACAGGATCTTTTTTTCTTACAGTTAGTACTCACATCTGCCTCCCATTGTAATAATGCTCATATACATAGTCTCTGTTTAGTTTTTCTTTGGCTTTAGCTTTTCTGATCTTTTCTTTCCGGATTTCCTCTTCGGCTAATTCCTCTGCACGATCCGGACAAGTGTCCTGACAAGCAGGATATCTTTTATCACAATTAAGGCATCTTTTCATTGTGATCCTCTATTGCTATCTTCCAGTCTTTAACTTGTTTCTTTAAGGCTCTGATCTCGTTCTTTAATGCTGTTAAACTTATGATCTTCTCGCCTTGTATTCTGTTTTCTATGTAATTTTCTACTGCCATTCCGAATGTAGGGTAATATCCGCTTACAGGTCTTTCGTACTCTTTACCTTCACGAGATACTATACATACGATCCAGCAACAGAACTTGTCTCCTAATAGATAATGGTTATCGTCTAGCTTGATCCTCATTTCTTTCCTTTCTGCTCATTATGAACTTCTCACACATTGCTGCTGTTTGGATAAGCTCTGCTGCAGCATTTATGGCGTGATCTCTGAGTATTTCCGCACCATTGAGAGCTTTTTCCGGATTATCTTTATATACTTGGTTCTTGAACCACCACATAGTACTATGTACTTTGTCGAACTCTTCTTTTGCTTCGTACTTTTCTTCTTCGACTACAGCTACACCTTCGTGATCTGAATTGAATAACGGATGCTTATCGTTAGCTCTTTCCAACTCTTCAAGTAATAACGTTCTTACTGATGCTTTTAATTCTTTCATGTTCCCTCCTATGGTTTGAATAATTGTCTGTATGCTGCCTGCAGCATAGCTTCGTTTATGATTTCTTTTCTCCATGAATAAAGTGTTGCCTGGCTGATATGTAATTTCATGCAGATCGGTATTGGATCTTTCTTCTCCTCATACTTCATTTTTATAAGCTCTTCTTTTAAGGTGCCTTTGTATTTATCCTTTACTGCATCTATAACTTCTTGCCATTCCGGACTTAGGTTTTTAGCCATGAGTTTGTTTTCTATGAATTTTTCGTTATTCATGCTTTAACCCTCCACTCACAGGATCCGTCATACTCACAACAGGCTTCACATTCTTTTCGTTGGCCACAACTCATGCAACAGTATTTTTGTCCGTACTTACATGCAATGTCTTTACAGAGATATAAATCTTCTTGTCTGACACCGTGACCTGGCCATATCCATATTGGTTTTGGTGGATATGCCAACATATATACGCACACGATCAGAACTACTGTAACAAGTATCATGCATAGTAATAGTAACGTTTCCATATCGTCCTCCTATTCCATAGCCTGTCCGCATTGGCTGCAGTGTGGTGTTTTGATCATGAAACGACTACCGCAGTACGGACAGTGATTATTTAATGGTTCTACCGGTATTTGTTTTATAAGTGCCGTTATAGCTCTTTCTCTGTATAAGGTTACTGAGCTATCCGGATCCGCTTCGTTTATAGCCTTGAAATGCTCTAAGGCTTTTTCGTATTCTTCGTAGATAGTCATTTTTACCTCCTAAAAATCGTACTTCCTATACACTAACTTTTCAGGATCCCAGTCCGGATATATGGAGCTGAGATATTCTTCTATCTTGGTTTTGATCTCTTCGACTTCTTCTTTAGATCCAAAGTCGAATTTATGGTGACATCCTCCCATTGTGCAAAGTGTCACTACATTTTCAGGTATTCCGAGTCCTCCTTGAGAACGAGGGATATAATGAGCGTTAGGCATAGCCTGTCTTGATCCGCAGATAATACATCTACCTCCATCACGTTCCCATACCTGCTGCTTTACTTTCTGAGTTATATCTGTTGCTTTCGCTCTCTTGGATTTCATCGTTTACTCCTTTTCATACATGATTTTTAAGCCTAAGCTCTCTGCATATTCCTTTTCCAGTTTCGCTCCGTTGCTGTCCTTCCAGTTGTCCAGCATATATATGCCATCACAGAAACTTAATAACGTTGTGTCTAATGCCATATACTGAGCATAAGTCAGTTTGTATACGTCCATCCTGGACGGATCTACTGCTGTATGCCCTGCTTCTCTCAGGAGTTTTGCTGCAGTTTTGAATTTTCCTCTGTACTCTCTTGGATGCAGACCAGTGATCTTACCGCTTATGTATATTTTCATTGTTCAACCTTTCACATAAAACTTTGGATAAAAAGGGGATTTCTCCCCTCTCTTGTGTTATTCTAGTAAGTACATATTCGAGGATGCCGATATCCTCATATGTCTCTTGATGCTTTCAGGTAGTGCGTCAAGTTCTTTTTGCCGTTCTGCTACGACTCTATAGGATCTTTGCAAGTTACTTGCAACAACAGTATTTATGGTCTTACTGTCTGCTATCGCCCACTCTCTCAACTGCATGGGCGATCCTACTAGTCTCTGTAGTATGGGCGGTAATTTTTTATATTCTTCAACGCTGTTATACGTTGAATTTCTGGTAGCGTTCATTATTATGTTGATTGCTTCTGCCTCTGTCATTTGGTCTGACTGAGTAAGCTTTCTGATCTGAGCTTTTATCTGTCCGATGTTTGGAGCAAAGCCAGTCTCGTCTGTTGCTATATATGCCTTTACTGCAGCTCCTACGATCTCGTACTGATCATCCATAAACATTTCGCTCCATAGGTTGATCTTCGCATCGTACTCTTCATCAGATAGCTTGTTATTAAACGCTGGGTAAGCCACCTCTAAAACTGCAAATAATTTCAGTATCTCTGCTTTTACCATTGTTTCTTCCTCTCCGGCTGCAGATCTTTATAGTTCTTCAGGATCTCTTCTCTTATAGTAAGCTCTGTATCTAGCGATATTTTTCCCTCTGCTACCATTCTGCTTAATAAAGCATTTAGTTTAATTCTCACTATTAACACCTTATATTTCCCCCATATCTTTAAGCATACCTAAGGCTCTGCTACGACCTTGATTTCCAGTGTTTCCAACAGTTGCAACTTTTTGACCACCTTTATCCTGTTCCCTAGCAAGCCATGAATTTATGAACCTATCAATGCCTCGTTTTGTCTTTCTTTTTGCTGGGTTAGAATCAAGCCATCCTTTCATGTTTCGCAACTGCTGTTTAACGTCTACTGCAGGATAAAGATCTTCATACTCTTTTACTTTCTGTATAGGTATTGGATATTCAGATTTATCATTAAGTGTTAGATAGATAAAAATGTCTTCTTCCGGCTCGGATGCGGTTTCCGCTCCGGGCAATATATTATTATCTATACTATCCTCACCTAACCTAACCTTACCTAACCTAACCTGTGTATCCCTTTGGTATCCATTTGGTATACCAACAGGCTCAGCCAATCTTTTACCTGTGTCTTCTAGCGTGTATGCCTTGTTCTTTTTTATATTCACCTGTGCTGCTTCATCGTGGTACACCGTGGGTTTATACCTGTCAGATCGGATATAGTTGTGTATCTTCCAGTGCTTGATAACCACTATCCCTGTCTCAAAAGGAATTAAAAATGCTTTTGCGATCAGCAGTTTCAAATCATCATCACCACAACCTATCATCCTCTGAATCTTCTTAGGATTGTTTATAAATCCATCATCGTCTGCTCTCATGCTTAGGTGAAAATATAAAGCCTGTGTAGATAGTGGCATATCTATAAAAGCATCACTATCTATTATCGTTTTTGCGAACATTCGCCTCTCTGCCATGTTTCATCCTCTTTTCGTATGTAGTTGCAACTAATCTATTTTTAATTCTGACAGCCTTAAAATGGTTTGTAGTAGTTCTGTACCCCAAAACGCTCTGACGTTAAATTAGAGGCTTATATGACTATTTCTACACCTGTCAATTCTGCAGTAGTTTTTTTATACAGATTAGCCATTATGGAAAGCTGTAATTTCGTTGGTAGACACTTATCGTTTTCGATCTTCGACATCATACTTTTATCGAAACTAGGATCATACTTTCTGATAATAGGTATAACTTCATTAGCTTTATACCCTGCAGCCTCCCTAGCCTCTCTCAACTTATTCGGTGCGATAAGTTCTAACTGTGAGTCGCTTTCCATCAAGATCCTGTTTACCTTTCCTAAAGGTGCGAATGTATGTCTTGCCCGGTTTAATGTCTCTTTCTTATATCTCAAGATCTCTTCCGGATCGTCCGTTCTGTAAAATCCTTTAAAGGTTGATAGACTTACAATTACGAAGTTATCTCCGTTATCTATTTTTCTAAGTTCTGCTATGGTGTACCTAACAGCTCTTTCACTTTCAAAACCCCATATTTTCTGAAGCTCTTCCTTTGAAATAGCATTTTCCTTGCCTATAGGAATGCTGTTATACATCTTTTCAAGTGCTAACATATCCCTTTTCCTCCTCTTATACTGGTAAACTAGCAAGCAGCAGCACACAGGCATATATACCAGCTATCGGTGCGAATATTGCTGCAGCCACTACAGTCCATTCCGCTGCCTCACGAACATACCACGCAGGACTGTATTTTCTTATCCTGTTCTTTTTCATTTTATTTCCCTTCTGTATACAGCTCTAAATTATCAATCAACACGCAATATCTGTCGGCTTTTAATCCAAATAACGCATATACATTCGACTCTTCATCATTGAAATAATTCCCATAATATTTCGGAAAATCGTCTGCCTTGTCGGTTATCCTGTCTAATTCCCTCCATTCAACCTGCTCTGCACTACACTTCATTACAGTTTCGTAAAAATTAATACGTTTCTTCATTTCATTTCCTTTCGAACTCTGCAATAACTTGTCCATTCTTATGTGTGAATACCATTCCTAGCTTAGACATTTTTCGGATCCATGCTATTGATGGATTCCCTGATACTGTGATTGCCCCTTGTTTATATCGCATTCTCTAATCCCCCAACCGCTGCAAGCATATTGTTATATCTCACATCTCCTAATGTCTGCCTTGCTAACTCCGGAAAGATCACATATGTGTATCTGCATCCGTCAGTATCCTGCTTGTATGCAGCACCAAAGTGTAACTTCTCCTGCTGCAGACCTACCCTTATAGCCTGTGTAGGCACTCCCAATGCCTGTCCCATCATTTCAGGTGTTATTCTGATTTCCATTCCTTATTCCCCTCCATACTCACTAAAGCCTTCTCTTGCTCTATGAGATAATCTAGATCTACTTCAAAATAATTAGACAGCTTTATTAACAAGCTCAAATTCATATCTTTCTGCTTTATTCCGTTTTCAATTTGACTGTAATTGTTTTGGGACATATTTAGAGCGAAAGCTACATCTTCCTGAGTGGCCTTCTTCTTTACTCTCATGTTTTTTAAGTACTCTCGCATAACATCACCTGCCTTTCATATCCCTCAACGGTATATTATCCCTTTTCGGTATATCTGTCAATCCCTTTTTGGTATATTTTTATAATCCGATTGTAATATATCCCTGAAAGTGATATTTTATAGCTAGAAAGGAGGGATTAAAAATGAAACGATTAAAAGAATTGCGTAAAACTAATAATGTTAGCCAACAAGAATTTGCTACTTATATGAATGTTGCACAGAATACTGTATCAAGATGGGAAAATGGAGAGCGTTTAATGGATGCAGAAACACTTCTGAAAGCAGCAGAATATTTTAATGTCTCCACTGATTATTTATTAGGAAGATCTGAATTAAAGGAAGAATCACCGTTAAATAAAAAAGAGCCCATCAATACTGATGGACTTTCAGATAATAAAAAAGCTCTTCTTACTTTTGCGGAGACTGTCCCTGAGGACAAGGCTGCGATGATTCTTCAAGTGATGAAGTCAATAGTGGAAGCTGACTGATGATCTTATCTATCTGTTCAGGGGTTAAGTTATTTATGTAGGATATCAATTCATTAACTGCACTCATTAGGACTCTCCTTTCAAATGTAGAACGAGTGTTCTAAAAATAATTATATTAGAATAGTTTCGATTAGACAATATTCTCGATGAAGTAATTATATTCTGACTATATTAGACATTTCAATGGCGATAATATACTAAAAAAAGACATTAACCAACAATAGGCAACATTTGGCGACATTATATTAGAATAAGTTATTTTTTGTAGTGGAAGGAGCTGTGATGAAGAAGGAACAATTAGAAAGATTGATAATTGAAACAGATAAGAAGAATGAAAAAAGAAAAACTATGCGACTTATAAAGGCATATATCTTATTCACTATCCTTTATACTGTTCTTTACCACTGGCTTTTAAGTGATGCTATTTCAGAGGCAATTATTTTAGCGTTAGTAACTGCAGCAATATTTTTAGCCATAAACGCTGCGGTATTTCTTCGCATATTCAATGCCGCTGATGCAGAGAATGATTATTTAGATTCATTAAAAAAGAAATATTACGATGAATACGGAGGCTATATGTAATGAGAAATCCTAATGGATACGGTGGGATCTCATACTTAGGAGAGAACCGCAGGAACCCTTTCCGGGCACGTATAACAACCGGATGGGAGTATGATGAAAAAACAGGAAGACAGAAACAGAAATACAGTACGTTAGGATATTTCCCTACACGTAAGGCTGCTATGATCGCCTTAGCGAAATATAACGAGAGTCCATACGACTTAGATATGAGCAAGGCTACGTTTGAGGAAATTTATTATAAGTTCCTGCAAGCTGAGAACCCTGCTGAAGGAATGGTTAAAAGTTATAGATCAGCGTTTAACAGACTTGAACCGCTGCATAACATGAAAATGTCTGCTATAAAGAAACAGCAGCTACAAGATGCCTTAGACGCTAATTCAGGACTATCTACAGTTTATCTTGAGAAGATGCGAGCTCTTTTGAAAAACATGTGGCAATATTGTATAGATAATGACCTGCTCGAAAAGAATTATACAGCCAAACTCCGTATATCACCTAAAGAGAATAAAGAGTCCATACACGCCCCTTTCACTAAAGAAGAGATTAAGTTGCTATGGGATAATGTTGATATGCCGATAGATATAAGATTGTCTAGCCGAGGAAAGAGTCAAAACATGATGCAGTGTTATTATGTTGACACGATACTAATAACTATCTATACCGGCATGCGACCTTCCGAGTTACTGTTGATGGAGTGTGCTGACGTAGACCTAGAAGGTAGATATATGGTTGGTGGTATAAAGAATGAAGACAGTAAAAATCGAATCATACCTATACATGATGATATCTTCCCTCTGATAGAGGCGAGAGTTAAGAAAGGCACCAAGTACCTTGTACCATACAAGCTAGATGCTCCTCCTACACTGCAGACATACAGAGACAGGATCTTTGATGCTATCATGGAGAAATTAAAACTCAACCACCTGCCTCACGATGGCCGTCACACATTCTCGTCTATCGCAGACAACTACATAGATCTATTCACCAAGAAACGTATCATGGGACATCATATAAAAGATATTACTCAGGGAACATATACACACAAAACTCCTGCTGAGCTTGTAGAAGAGATGAATAAGATCGTTTTCGTAGAAAAATAAAAGTTCACAAAATGGACACAATTATAGCTGGATAAAATACAGCTATATATTTGTGACTTGTTTGTGTCCTGTTTGTGTCTTACGTACTTATTTTTAGGTATTTTACAGCTTATTTTCCGCAACCACCAAAAGTCCTGAAAACGTTGAAAAATAAAGACTCCACCGCTATTGGGTGGAGTCTTTTGATATTGAGATGAATATTACACCGATAATTGAGGGTTATTATAACAATAAACCTTGAATCGCTATAATCGTTGAAAAATAGCCGTTATATCAGCATTTATAAACATTTTCGTTTATGTGCTGTGTATTGTGTGTGTCTTACGTTTTTTTCTTTTACGCTTTGCAGACATACGCAAACAGGCTTGTTATAGTCAGCATATTTATATAATATACCCTAAAAATCAATTTTTTCAAATAGTAATTTACTACTTCTGTTTAAGCAGCTCGTTTACCTTCTTCTGAACAGCGTTATAGTCATAACCTGCAGCAGTCAGCTTTTTCTTTCTTGTGGATCCGTTGCCCCACTTTCCTGCGATAACTTCCTTAGCAACTGCTGATACCGACTTCTTAACTGCCGTTGTTTTCTTTGTTGTAGTTGTTTTCTTTTCAACAAAGGTTTTACCATAGTACTTACAGAGTCCCTTGCAGAGAGCCTTACCGTATTCGTCAGCTTCTTTCGCAGTGTCCCATTCATACCTATCTGCCTTAATGGATCCACATTCGAATACGCAAGCTACCATGCTTGTTTCGTTCAGCTCATACAGATCCGTTCTAGCAATAATGCCCTTAGATCTAATGCCGGTCATTTTCTTTACATAAGTGTTTAAGCAAGTCGCCAGTTTCTTACCCTGTTTACTTCCTTTGCAGTACAGACCGAAGCTTCCACTTGATGCCTTATACCAGTCACAATGGATTGAGATATGCACATCTACATCATTTGCTTCTGATTTCTTGACCTGTTCGATCATGTTGATATTGTTCTTTGGAACGTCTGTTACGACTTCAAACCCATTGAGCTTAGCATACTTCACGAAAGCTTCTGTAATAGGAAGCATTCTTGTAGCTTCCTTTTCACTTCCGTATGTTGCACCTGGATCCCATTTTCCGTTTGTCTGCGTACCATGTCCGCAGTATATTCCTGCTTTAATTGCCATGATTATTCACCATCACTTTCAGGCTTGTATTCAGGCAAACCGCCAATCGATGTCAGAAGCGATAACACGCCCGCCAGCAGCGTTGCGGAACCAACCGCCAGCCAATCAATTTCTGTTACTAATGTTGATGCACCGATTGTAGCAACTGCAGTCTGTGCCATTGTACGCACCGCCCTTACACCTGCAGCCTTCCACCACTGTTTACATTTCACGTTCTTAACCATATTTAAGACCTCCTTACTCTATCTCCCATTCATCCACCTCCGGTTTCAGATCGTCAATGAATGAGTTGCCATGAAGTTTCTTATAAGCAGCATAGTCTTGTAACCATGCCTCTTTTATGTAATACGGCATTTTCTCCTTGTCACGATACTTATAATAGAACTTTACCATCTCTGTTCTCAGGAGGCTTCTCGTAGCCTCTCTCTGAGTTTTAGCGTCCTTAATACTCTTTCTTATCAGTCCAGCTAAAGTACCTATTATAGTTGTTATAACGAACACTGCGACACCTTGAACCATATCACTTCCTCCTTACACTTAATTTTACAATAATTACATTCTTGTAAATTCTTAGAATCCTGACCGCTGCAGGTGTGAAAAAAAGACACCTGATTAGGTGCCTTTCTATCCTATCCTTACAGTTATCCCACCTGCTTCGTTAGGGATCTCTTCATACGGAACCGCTACCTCTTGCTTAAACTTTTCTAATGCTTCAGTCAACTCTTTCTGCGTTACAGGTCTATTATCCGCTTCCTGCTGTGCATATAACGCTTCCAGTTCAGTTTGTCTTGTTTTGTCTAGCACTAGATTTCCGTTAGAGTCTATATAATAAGCGTTGATCACCGCATTATCCGCCCACTCTTTAAGAGAGCTATACCCTGCAGGAATTTCTCCTGTATATTCTGCACACGCTCCTGTATTACATCCCCATACGAGAGTCGTTACATATCCATTACTATCTAATTCGTATCGCATCTTGTCCTCCTACTCCGGCAACGCATTGCTACCATTACCTATAGCAACCCAAGTAACTGATGTAGTTACCGTATTTATTCTATCTATCACTGCATCGAAGCCTGACTCTGATACATTGTTGGCTGCAACACTTGCTTGCTTAGGAACAGATGATAAGAATCCAACATCTACATAAGGCTTACCTAGAAAACTATGGTTAAAATTAACCTTTTTAGACGTAGGCGTGTTCGCTGCAGAAGGCGTGAGATATATCACGCCCCACATAATAAGTATAGGACTTGATGAACCGCCATTTATGATCAAGTACCCTTGTGCATTATCCCAATCATTTGACGGTGCAGAAGACATCATCTCTGCAAGAGACATGGAGGAGAACAGATTATATAAATGACCATCTTCTCTCAGCTCGGCACGTCCTACAATGTTATCGCCTTTATATAGCTCAAGAACCGCTGCACCCTCGCTTCCTACAAGACCTGTACCAAAATTACTTACGTATAGCACATCATTTATTTTTCGTCTTGCTCCATGACATTTCCACGCTGTATTATCTACGTCTCCGGCATATATTGAGTTCTTCGTTTGAATATAGTCCTTACCTATCCTAAGATCGCCTGATCCTTTTCCTAAGACTATCTCATCCGCTACGAATGAGCTTAGCTTATCTTCTGCAATAAACTCGAATATGTATGATTCATCAAGAGATAGGTTTGGTATATCTACTGCAGCAGAGAATGTTCCGTCATTATTCCATACTGGATTAGGGATAGTTACATAGCTTCCATACTCTCCGGATGTCTTATATCTGTATTTAAGCGTTAGAGCGTTATTAGAAGCTCCGAAACTACCATTGAAGCAGAAGCCTGTCAGCTCTGCTCTCGCAGTCGTAGCAGTGCTTTCTGTTCGTTTTAATGCTATTGAAGAAAAGAAACACGGATCGTACAGTACAAATTCTGCTTTCTGCACTTCCTCTGTTGTATATCCTCTACTGTCGGTGGCTTTCAATACAAACTCGTCACTATATACTGTTGGGAATGTATAAGGTGATTCTGTCGCTATAAGACCTACCGGGTTGTAGATCTGTCTTGACTTAATGCTTGCACTGTTCTTGGCCACTGCATTAAGTGTGACTTTTGGTTTTGAGATATAACGTACCAGCTTATTTTTATTGCCTGTAACAGCGATAGTAGCTGGGTTAGTATCTTCGATCACCGCAGACACATCAGGAAGACAGTCTTCTTTTACTGCATAAGCGTGGAAGGCTGCTGTAGTAGTACCTATCAGTGTATTTCCGTCATACGTCTCGCAAGTGACAGTACCGTACCCGGTTGTTCCATTAGGAATCTGAGAATAAAAGTCCGCTGCATTAGGAGACCATACCACGCTTGTCTGATTTGTTTTCGTTGCGATCACTCCGGATTTAGTTCCGTAGTTATATTTTAATGTATGTCTATACGTGCTCTTATCTCTCGCTATTGATATAACGGTATTTGTACCGATATTAAACGATTGACACGCTACCCTTGATGCTGCCATCAGTTACCTCCCTCCAAGTCTGACAAGCTCTGAATATTGGATACTAAGAAGTTAAAGTCCGTACAGTCGTCTCCGTTTTCGTCCTTTGCCTTTACGATAGAAATATTAGCAAGCTGTGTATCTCCTACCACGATCAGCTTTTGAATCCCTACACCTCTATGATTGAAGATAGACTGCAGCGTTCTATAATTAAATACTTTCAGACCTTGATTATCTATAGATGTATTTACAGGATCGTTAGAGTTGGCAATGTTCAGAGCCTTAGTGCCGAAGGTATACGACATTCTTTCCATCGACTCTATTGTTTCCTGCTGAAGCTGATCTATAGTCTTTACCTGAGTCTCTATGTCGATCTTAAAAGCATCATGTCCTTCTTTGATCGTTGTGACAGTACCTCTTACTACTTCCAGGTTGTCTCCTACCTGCATTGCCAGTGTATCGTCAGTGTATTTTGTCGCTATGATAAAGTCTTTTTCCGCATATGTCTCGCCCTCTGCCTTAGATATCTGACAACGGTATAGCTCTTGATTATGGAACCATAAGTCACCACTATCGTAAGGTGGGGAGGGTTCCACAATGAAAACCCTCCTCTTGCTATCCGCAGTATCTTTGGCTGCATTTGCTAACGCTAATGCTTCTACAGTGTCCTGATCTTGAATCAGATCCCATCCATAGGCATCTTTTATAAGAGTGAATCTATAGGCGTGTCCGGTATCAGTATCGTAATACAGATCATCCGCATGGATTATGTATTCTTCTTCTTTCCACTCACTTGCAGGAACAGTTTCAAGTGTAGGCATTCCAGGATAAAACCATATGTCAGCCTTTCCGTCTAGCGTTGCTTGTGCATTATTGATCTTTTCTAAAACCTCAATCGCAAACTCTTCCATAGACTTGTTGATCTTAACTATACCCTGCTCTGTCTGCTTCATAGCTTTCTGCATATTAGGCACGTTATATTTTCGTTCAAGATCTTGGGCGGTTCTTACACCATTTCTGTCTTGTTTACTCATTTCATCACCTACCAATAAACTGTATCGCCTGACACTTCAAAGCCTAACTGTTTCAAAATATATCCTCTCTGTTCTTGAGTGATATCATCCCTACCGTACAGATAGTCCAGGATCTCTCGATTATAAGTGTCGTCACTATTGTACTCACTCTTGAACAGGATGTATTTCTCTACGTCCGGTATTTCTAGTCCGTTGATATAGTTGACTACCTTCAGCTTTCTTGAGTTTCTGACCGATTCACCATTCTCGTCTTTATTTGCCTTTATGTTGTACAAGGTGTCAGAGTACTTCGTGTATTTCTTATATCCACCTACGACCTGCGACATTGCATACTTTTCCGGATTCTTCATTGCAAAGTCGAACTCTGCAAAGCTTCCGAAATCGTCATAGTCTTCCATATCTATCTCTTCTTTACGATTTACGGCATTGTTTACAAGGATGTTCTTCTTAGCAACAGGAAGCTTTAAGTCTGCGATATAATCAACCTTTTCCCCTGTAGTCTTCTTGTCTTTAAGTCCTTCTCTTATCTTCCAGTAGTCAGCTATAGGAAGTTTCAGCTCCTTATATTCCTCGATCTGCTTTTCTTTCAGTGGTGCTCTTTCGTTGTCAATATAGTCTTGAGCGTTCTTATTCGCCCACTGTCCAAAGACTGCAGCCTGAGCCTTGTTCGCCAATGTGTCTTCTACAGGGAATCTCAAATTACCGCTATCAGTATATGAACCTGCTACCGGGAGATCATCGTCAAACATTCCTAAGCCTTTAGTAGTTTTCTTTATCTGACTATAGCCTGCAGGAAGTACGTAATATGGCAATGTTTCTTTTAACGTTTCAGGTCTAAACTTGTCGTTACCATATTCGTCCTTACCGGTGACAAGCTGCTTTACAGGGAACGCCTGACCAATAGGTATACGTCCACCTGTGAATGTACTTGTGTACGGCAGGGATTTTAAGAGCTGTAATGTAGCTGCTTCTGCTCTTTCAGAAAATGGCTTGTCCTCTTCATCGTCTCCACCAATACCGAATAGAGTCTGAATAATACCCACCACATCAAAAGTAGGGTTATATCCTGCTACACCTTCGAATGCTTTGCCAAACAAATGTGTAAAGGCGAATAACTGACCTAACGTGAACGTCATACCCGCAGCCATCTTCAGAGTGTTGCCCTGTGCTTTTTCTTTCGACTCGTGAGCTGTGTCGTAGAACATAGAATATAACTGATTGTTCACTTCTAACTGGAACTGAGTGACTAAGCCTATTAACTTAGAGTTATACAATGCAGCATTAGCACCTTTTGTTCTATCGCCCATAATACGTGCTGCGAACTTTCCTGCCTCTGCATGAGCTTCTTTTTCACTCATACCTTTGGAAATAAGTTCGTTATACTTACTTCTTACGATAAGGTTTGAGGAGAAGTGATCCACGCCCTTCATGAAAACATATCCTGCATCTTGTATCTTCTGCCACGGTGTTTTCGATAACATATCTGTACCGAAACGTGATGTCAGAAATGCGTTCTGATCTACAAATCCGTCTTTCTTTACGATATTCTTAAAGGTGTCTAATGCACCTTTTGCTACAGCAACTTTATTTGTCTTCGATATCGCCTGTACCGGAGCAATTAAGTTGGTTAATGAAGAAGCTATATTGAAGCCGATCATGTTTGCTCCTACCTGTTTCCTAGTTGTGTCTAAGAAACTGAACGCCCTTCTACCAAACATAGACTCTACGGAACGATCTATCTTATTTTTCTTGCCTGCAATATTATTAGTCCATTCATGTACCCATGCTGCATAGTTTGACAAATGGTTATCCTGGATCTTTTCTAATAATGCAGGACGTTCCTCTTCCGGTGTGTTTTCGAGAACTTCATCGGCATTTTCCTGTCCGAACCTTTCCCTGATCATTTCTTCAAAGGCTCTGCCTCTCTGAATATCCTCTGTATGGAATATCAGGTTTGCAATTCCGGAAAGATATCCGTCAATACCAGTAATAGCATCGTACTCTGTTCTCAGACCTTTTCTTGGCTGTGTATTGGCAAAGAAGCTCTTCTGAGGACTCCAAAACTCTGTTAAACCATTGATGTCAGTAGGAAGTACGTGCTCCTGCATACTCTGAGCATTGAACGGAATACCAAACCTTGAGAAAGCATCGTTCAACTCCTGGAAGTGTCTCATGTAGTCTTTTCTCTTAGGAATAGGATCAAAACCTAACTTAGTCAAAACCCCATTAGCTTGATCTATATACCGTTCATATTTGAGCTTGATGATCCTGGCAGCTTCCTTGATCTTTTCCTGAGACTTCTCATTAGGAAACTCCATCATCAGATCACCATCACCATATGGCACTAAATCTCCGAACTTATTTACATATTCTCCTTCGCCATACTTCTGAACCGCTGCAGACATCTTACTCTTCGGTTTGATACCTAACGCCTTAATGTCTGATCTTTGTTTGTTCTGCCAGTAGATTGATCTAGCTTCATTGTCTATAGCCTTTTGGAAAATAACATCGTTGATTCTCTTGCCTGCTTCTCTACCGAATACTAACTCCTGCACTCTGATAGTGTCGGTGTTGTTCAGAAGTGCCATAGCACGATTCTTAGCGTTATCTAAGGTACGTTGGAAGAAGTCTGTTCCATCTTCTATCAGTGCCTTTCTCAGGTCTGCTCTTGTCTTGGTTGGAATATCCTCCGGCACGTCTCCGATAGTACCGTCTTCCTTTACTTCTTGCTGTACGCCTTGTGAGATAGGAATATCATCCGTTACAGTTCTTGTAGGCACTGTCACTTCCTGATCAAGCCATTCAACAGCATCCATATACTGATCCCTGGTCATTTCTTCAAGGGATCCTACACCATAGCGACCTGTTATGTCTGCAGTATCTATGCCTGCCTCTCTACTGAGATTCTGAATATAGTCTATACCGCCTTGAGTGATAGGAATGTCGCCCCTTACAGGCAAAATGTTCCCGGTAACATCAGGAATGTTTACAGGCTCTTCGGTTATAGACTCTGCCGGTGGCTCTACATCCATGAGACTTCTCGCCCACTCATTAAACGCTTCATCTGAGTACTCGGTGATCTGTTTTTCTCTTAATAGATTAAGATACTCTTCATTAGGTGGTACTGAATCACCGTACATCATATCCTCGTAGCCTTCTCTTAGTCTTTCATCGATCATAAACTCGATTCTCTTAGAGATAGCATTGTTCTCGGCTCCGTGATCTTCTATGATTGCATTTAAGCCTTTTTCGATATCTGCATAAGTGTACTTGAAGTTATCTAACAGATATGCGATCTCTTCTGATGTCTGTCTCTTTGTTCCATACCAACCTTGCTCACCGCTTGAGTCGTAATACACCTGATCGTTATAGTGCTTCTGACCTTTTACTGAGTTTTTCAGATCGTTTAACATATATGCTGCTTCTGCCTGGAAGAATGGTTTTACTTCCGGATTTTCATACATATATGCCTTTATGCTTCTCTTTCCTACATCCTCTATATCTCTTCCGTCTGCTTCTAATGGATTAACCGGATCCGCTGCAGACTCGTCTTCCTCATATATAGGCTCTTCCATTTCAACAGGTGCCATATCGTCTGTAATGCTATTAAACGCATCCGTACCCTGCTGCTCTACATACGGAAGATCTTCTCCTGTTAAAGGATTGCCCATGTTAACTGTTTCTCTGACCGGTGCAATTTCTTCTACTGTTTCTCTAGTAGGAAGGATTCCTTCTGTCACTTCTTCTGTAGAAGCAGTTTCTCTAACAGGCAGCAGTACGTCTCTACCGTATACATTGTAGTTTCCTATAGGAGCTATAGCTTCATTTGACCTAGACAAGCTGAACTTGTATTTTTCAAACTGATTTACTACATTCTGCCTATCGCCCTCAATATCCGGATTGTATTCCGCAATACTATAACCAGCCTCTAATAACTTCTGCTTTAAGGTTGCATCTGCATTGTTAGGAATAACAAAGACACCAACCTCATCAAAACCTACTGCTCTTTGTGGCTTTGCTTCAAAATAAGGTGCTGTGAGATTTCTTACATAGTCCCTAAGCTCAATAAGATCATTAACGATAGATTCATCATACTTGTATACGTAATCATACTGTTTCAAGTAATTTGCAATTCCGGTCTTTGTTTCGCTTTTTCCAACAGCCTCTATAAGTGCGTTCCTAGCATCCCACATATCCTTATCGCCTGCATATCTTTTAGCGATACTATCTATGGTGTCCATGATGTAGTCACGACTTTCTTTATTTTCAGCTTCTTCTAACTTGCCTAGTCTATGTGCATCGTTCTTTATTTCTTTGATGTTCTTATATTCTTTTGCAGATGCACCAAACATACTGCCACCAAAAGCAGCCTGTCCTTTTTGCTGTGCTTCCCCTCGCATAGCCTTAACAATATTATCTAAAGTCACAGAGTCGTGAGTCTGTTCAAAGCTTCTTCTTTTTCCGGATGGAGTAAATATATCTTTGTTATTTCGAATGCCTGATGTCTCTTCAATACCATTAAATAAATTATTCAACCATGTATCGTAATCAGACTTAGCAATCTTTTCGTCAATTATGTTTTGTGCCTTTTCATAGTCAAAACTTTCTTGTACTTCCACACCGCCATTTTCAAGGTAAGTCGCAGCTTTCCTTACTTCTCCTACCCAGTACACCGGTTTCCTGTTGTTAATGAAATTTGCAACTTGTTCCTTTGTGCTACCGCCTTCAATAAAGAAGTCATGGTACACCTGCTTAATCTGTTCACCATACTGATCAAACCACTGTCTTCCTGTGAGACCTTTACCTTTAGACAGCATTACTGCATCCGTGCCCATTTTTTCAATTATATAGTCGTATGTTTCTTTTTTTAGTTCATCAATAGGTATTTCCACACGCTTTGTTTCTAATGGTACTGTTTCGCCTTTTTCTGCAAGGTACAACTGTTTCATTCCGTAAGTATTGCGGAACCTATCAACTACACCTTGTTGTCCTCGCTCGTCATTTAAGAGATCTTCTATTTCACTAGAATACCTCAGCCTTCTAAGATCTCCCTGAAACTGTTCAGGTACTTGGTCGATCAGACCATGTACTTTATCAGCAACACGATCAGCTACAATCTCGTCAGCTTTGTAGTAAATGCGAGGAAAAGTAGGTGTGTAAGCATCATTACTGTAGACTTTATTAGATTTGCTCTTTTTCGGATCTATAGCCTCCTTGTCAAATATCAAGGTAATGTCTCCGAAACCATCATGATCCACTATTGACGGATCCGTAACAGCTATACTTGGCATTGGCATACCACCTAACTCTAACTGCTTCAACACTGCATTAGCATTAAGGTTGTGCATTGCCATTAAGTTTTTAGTTTCCTCTACAGGCTCAGATAATGAGAATCTTATGTCCGGATCCTTTGTAGGGTTTGTATTGTCAATGTTCTTGATCTGCTCCGGCTGGAAGGCAATATATACTCTGTGGCGTGTTTCGTCTTGCTTATTGAATCTTCCACCGCCTACATGAGTGATACCGTCATATCCCATACCTTCCATGACTTCAAGTGCAGCCTCGGAAGCTTCCCATCTTGAGTATTCCTGATCCTCAAAATATTCTTCCATAGCTCTATAGAAATCTTCATTAGTTCCCTCTGCAGGGAAGTTAGCATCAGGTAACGCCTTCGACCATGCTGTAGGATCCGCTGCAGCATCCATATCTATAGGATTGGTGATATTCAGATATGTTTCGTATATTTGCTTATTATTACCCTTGCCCTTTTCAGTATAGGACTCTGCTACACTCTTATTATCAGTAAAGTATGATCCTACACCGAATAAGCCGTACTTAGCTTTTCCGTATGGATCGAATACAGTATGTCCTCCGGAAGATGTACCGTGATACATTACTTTAAGGTTTCCGTTTTCGTCTCTTACCTTACTATCCTTGAAGTATTCCTGCTGTCCCTTAGTCAGCTCTCTGCCGTTGGTGTCGGATAAGGAGAACTTAACATCTGCCTCACCACCATACAATGACATTATCGTATCACGATTTACTTCATTTAGTGGAATAAGGTCTGTTACAACAGCATGAGCATTATTGTTTACAGGTCCATCCGACCACTCTTGTGCATACAGTTCCTTGTACTTTTCGGACTTCTTCGTGTACTTAGTTCTATAATCTATAACTGCAATAGGAACTTCTGTTACCCCTGCTTCAAGTAAGGCTCTCATTCTATGCCTGCCTTCGTGCCCCTCAACCCTTCCTGTCTCTGTGTCGATTTCAAGGAAAGGTGTCTGCGACTCGCTCTTCAGTTTTTCTACATCGAGAGCAAACATATACTCGTCAGTGCCTTCTTCTGCAGCTTTATCCCACGCCTTAAAACTTTCGTCGGAAAGAGTCAAGCTAAGGAAGTCTCTCGGATGAATAGATGTGATATATGCCTTCGCATATTTAGGGTTACTTGCTCCGTACTCTCTGAACAGCCTGTCGATTCTTTCGTCTGTCAGCTTTGCTACTTTGCCTTTTTCTGAAGACTTCTCTTTATATCTAGGTTTCGTTGGCTCTTCCTCAATATTTTTTCGCAGTTCATCCATTATGGAGTCCACACTAGGGAATACAAAACCCTCGAAGTCTTCATCCGAAAGGTCCATAAGCAAATCGTCATCAGATAAGGAATGTTTGATGTTGCTATCGGCTTCTGTAGGCGAATTAGTTTTAGTTTCCTTAGTAACTGTCTTACTAATTTGCTTGTAGGCTTTGTCGAATCTTCTCTTAACCTGTTCAAGCTGTCTTGCTTCTGCACTTCCTGCAGTCGCCATCTTGTATGCGTGTTTGATATATTCATAGATCCTCTTGAATACGTTAGGCTCTTTTGTGGACAAGTTGTTGATAAATTGCTCATCAGTGAACAAGTAGTCTCCCACTAAGTCTGCAGTGATCTCATTTTCCAGGTTTGCATTTGTGCCTTCATAGAGCTTAGTGATCTGCTTCCATCTAGAGTCATATTCGCCTTTTGTTGTTGCATATTCCTTTACAATCTGCTGCAGTGCCTTATACTCATTTGTGCCTTCTAATAAGTGTGTTGTTTCATGTCCTATGATCGTGTTCAGAGCTTTATCAGAGTCTACATTGATAAGTACTCTTACATTGCCGTCCTCACTTACTCTTACAAGACCGTTTATAGTCTTACCTTCTTCATGGTGTCCTAACTGCTTTAACTGTTCAGTATTTACGAACGCATACTTTGTCTTGGTATCGTTGGCGATCTTATTAGTGTACTCAAACAGATCACGCATCTTTTTAGTATCATTCATCCTAGCAGCCTTAGCACTCTCCACTAGCTCTTTTGTGATGTCGGAGTCTTTGTCAGTTACTTCTCTTGAAAACTCTTTACTCTTTAACATTTCCTGCCTGTAGCTTTCCTGAAGGTAGGAATCTTTTTCGATACGTCCAAGCAACTCCTGTGCTCTAGCAACTTCTAACTGTCCGACCTCTTCTTCTATAGCAGCCTTTCTAGTATCATCAGCAGTTTCCATCTCCTGCTGCAGTGCCTTTATACGGTTAGTCTTTTCTGCGGATATAACGCTTTCGATTGAATCCACCCCGATATTTCCGCTCTTCAGATCTTCTTCAACCTGCTTTTCTATTTCTCTCTGCTCTTCCTTGCTTATAGCAGTAGTTGAATAATCTAACGCACCTTCCTCAAGCTCTTTCAGTACGCCATCTCTGATGTTTCTTTTCTCGGACTCGCCTAGCGTTCCGAATGTTTTCTCACGCTCTTCGATGATCGCATCTACTCTCGCTGCTACTGCAGCTTCTTTCTGCTTTTCTGTAGCTCTTTGGTTGATCTCCCTATTTACTACGTTCTGTTCATTGGCCGTGAGTCCTGTATCGTAGTCTCTGCCTGTTTTGATGGAGTTTACTGTCTTACCTACGTTGAAGCCTCCACCTATAACAGCTCCACCTATAAACGCTTCCAAGTAGCCATCCATAGCTTCTTCGCTTGTGAGGAGTTCACTCCATGTCTTTTCGTCTTCATATGTAAGCTTCTTACCTATGTTCTGAGTTATTTCTGTCAGAACTTCTTCTGTTCCTTCTGCCCCTGCATCTAAGCCGAACTTTGTCAATGTCTGCAGTGCCTTATTAGTGATCTTCTGACTCAACGCCTTTTTAAGTCCGGTATCTAACGCTTTCCCTGCGAACTTGATACCACCAAGCTTTTCAAACATGATCTCTGATGCTCCGCTAATAGCACCATATCCTACAGCCTCTCCATATGTAGCATCATTCTGAAGTGCTTCCTCTGTTCCGGATCCAAAACCAGTTACGCCTGTGGTAAGCCACCACGGAACACCCGCAGCCTGCAGTCCTGCTGTACCTGCAAGCTGTCCTGTTGACTGTACCAACGAGTCTGACTTATCACCCAACAAGGATACTAACTCATGCTTACCCTTGTTTACGCCTGCGTTGACCGCATTAAACATCTGATTTGCTACATCTGCTCCCGGTATTGCTGAGAAGAGTTTCCCCATCACTCTATCACCGAATCTCAGCTCGTTATCAAGGTCTCTTTCTATGAACTTTATTGTTTTATCGTACAGGTTATCATTACCGGACTTTTTAGCAAGTCCAGCCAGTCCGGTAGCAGTTGTGTCTATGAAGCCTTCACCGATCTTTCCTAACCCACGTGCAAAGTCCTCCTTCATATCCGCACCTGATCCGAGGAGAGTCTTTGTAACGTCTCCGAAGTCATAACCATCCTTGAACAGACCTTTATTGAAATATGTCCTCTTCTTAGAGCTTGTGATCGGTTCTGCTTTCTTGTTATTGTTATTATGTTTGGTGATTTTTCCATCTAAGCCGATAGTTGCAACTATAGTTTTCTCATTATCTCCGCTGCCGGTAGTTCTTCCATAATTGTTTTTCTTATTATGTTTTGTGATTTTACCGTCCAGTCCTATCGTAGCAATTATCTGCTTCTTCTTTTTCTTCTTAGCCATAAAAACACCTCTTATTTCTTATAGCGTTTGTACTTATTTTCTGCTCCGTACCAGTACCACAATGTACCGTCTGCAGCCTTCCATACTTTCTGAGTAGTCTTCACTGTCTTACCCTTTAATGTCTTGGAAGTGACTGTAACGTACTGTACTTTTCCGTTTTTCTTGTATGCAGATAACTTACCATGACCGGAGACACCCTTAGGCTGATATCCGTTACCAAATGTTCCGAAGTTCTTAGCATCCTTGTTTAAGGCTCCGCTGTAGAAGTCTGTACTTACTGCAGGTTTACCACCGCCTGATCCTATATCGTACGATCCGCCACCGCCACCGCCTCCGCCACCGGAGCTCTTGGCTGCTTTCAGGCTTGCATTGAACTGTCTCTTTTCTTCTGCTAACTGATCTCTCTGTAACTTGAGCTGTTGAGCGAACTGTTTTGCTTCTCTGCTTTCCTGTGCATTGAACTGTCTGATCTGCTCGTTAAGCTTCTGAATTTCAAGTTCCTTATTTTCATTGAACTGTCTCACTTCTTCTGCCATTGCGTTTTCGGTGTTCTGCTGGCTTAATACGTCCTTCCATCTGCTGTAGTACATTTCATCAGCCTGCTGCTTCTTGTCAAGACG